TCCTTAGTTTTTCCAAGCCATTTCTTAGCCCCGTTATAACTGTCTTTGGACTTATCTCCTATTTTTTTACCTAGTTTATTCCACCATTTGTCGGCACCGTTTTTGGTATCTTTAAAATAAGCTATAGATTTATCTTTTGTTTTCCCGAGCCATTTTTTAGCCCCATTGTAGCTATCTTTTGATTTATCACCAATCTTTTTACCAATTTTGTTCCAAAATTTATTAGCACTTTTATGTGTTTCTTTAAACCATTTTCCAACGTTCTTAGCGATTTTTTTAGCTCCGCCAATAGAAGAATCTTTCATAATTTCCCATTGAGATTTCACATGTCCTGTCTGAGAATCAATGTTTTTCTTAACACCTTTATTTTGTTTCTGCGCTTGATCTACAACAGCTTTATGTTGTTTCTTAGCTTTGCCTTTTGATTCATCATATTGCTTTTTAGCATCTTTGATAACCTTATCAGCTTGTGATTTAGATAAAGTACCTGTTTCATCACGTTGTTTAACTGCTTCTGCTACTGTATCCTTATATTTCTTTTTAGCATCTTTAATTGTAGTATCCCGTTCTTTAGCACTTTCTTTAATGACATTAGAAGCAGCTTGCATTGATAGCTTACCTTTGTTCTGTTTCATTCTTTCAAGGATAGCTTTTTGTTCAACTTCTCCTTTAGATAAAGACTTAACCACTGTCTTATCTAAGTTTCTTTGTAACTCGGCTACTTTAGCATTTTCTTTTTTAGTTAAAGAACGTTTTTCTTTATGAGCTACTCTGTAAATACCTAAAATTTGATTATTAATTCTTTGAGCTTCTTTTGATTCTTTTTTGTTACTACTTTTAGTGGTTTCAAGTATTTTAGCTTCTTCTGATTTAGTTAAACCATTTGTTCTATTGAAAATCTTTTGTAAGCCTTTAACTTCACTATCATGACGTTTATCAAGCTGTTTAGTTACTTCTTCATTGATATTTCCATAAAGTGAAGTAATTTGATGTAACTGTTTATCTCCAATTTTTGAATGACTAATACGAATTTCTTCAAGTTTTGTTTTTGCTTTTTCAGATAAATTATTATAAGAACCTAAAGCCTTTTTAGTACCCTTAGATACTTTTCCAGCAAAAACATCTGTCGTATCTGATGCTTTAGAAACAGCTTTATGCAAGCCATCAAACCCTACTTTAATTCCTTTGAAAAGTGCGCCGTCTTGCAAACCTTTAGCCATATCATTTTTTAGCCATTCCCATTGTCCCGATATTTCTTTAGTCATTTTACCTACCCAAGAAAAATCAATACTTTTACCTACTTGATTTACAATTTTACCCATATCAGAAAAGCCTTGCTTAAACCAATCAATCTTTTGATACGCTACTCCGAAGATGGTAGTTATTATTGTTAGCGGAATGGTTAATTTACCTAATATACCACCGGTTAACTTAACAGCTTTCCCTAGTTTACCGTAACGCCCAGTAGTCGTAGATAAAACATTTCCTAACTTACCGAACATACCTTGTTGACCTTTAGAGGCTTTTCCTGTAGTAACTAAAGAACCAGCTGCAGCCTTATTAGCTCCAGCATTTACAGTCGCTTCTGCTGTATTAATCGCCATTTGTCTATTTAAACTAGCATAGCCTTTTGCTGCGCTGCCAACGGCTCTTAATAACAAGCCTACTCCAAGTACAACAGGACCTGTTGCAGCTGCGACTAAACCTAAAGCAATAGATACCCCTTTAATAGGTTTTGGCATTTTAGTGAATGTTTCTGCCCACTGTCCGAATTTTTTAGTAATACCAACAACAACTGGTGCAATAACATTACCAATATATTTACCTAACGCGAATAATTGATTATTAAATATTTGTAATTGTGAGCCCATCGTTTTATAACGAGTTTTCGCTTCGTTAGTTAGTGCATTATTTTCTTTCCAACCTTTTGCACCAGTTCTTAAGGCTTTATCTAGTACAGTGTGGTTATTAGACAGTCTACGAATTGTATCAGCTTCACGAATTCCTTTAATGCCAACACTATCTAAAGCTTTCAATACACCTTTAGCTCCGCCTTCAGTATTACTTAAACCTTTTACAAATGCAGATAATGCTTTAGTAGGATTTGCTTCCCACGTCTCTGCAAATTCTTTACCTGTCATCCCGGCCGTTTTACCAAAATTGTCTAAAGTTTCTCCACCTTCAGCAGTTGCTTTAGTCATTTTATTGAAAATTTGGGTCATAGCAGTACCACCAGCTTCTGCTTCAATACCAACAGAACTCATTGCAGCACTTATACTCATAATTTGATCTGCACTAAAGCCAGCTTGTGAACCAGCACCAGCTAATCTTTGCCCCATTTCTACAATTTCTTTTTCGGTAGTTGCAGTTGTATTACCTAAAGCTACAACGCTTGCACCTAATCTATCAACTTTATCTATTGGCATTCCTGCAGCATTGGCAAATCTTGCAAATTCTGTAGCTGCTTCCTCTGAAGTCAGATTAGTCGCAACAGACATATCAAGCATTGTTTTAGTAAAGTCTGTAATCTCAGATTTTTTAACACCTAATTGTCCCGCCGCTTCAGCTACTCCAGCAATTTCAGTTGCAGCAAAAGGCATTTGTTTAGACATTCCAGTAATTTCATCGCTCATTTTGTTTAATTCTGCGCCCGATAAGTTGGTGGTTTTTGCTACTCCTGCTAAGCCTTGTTCGTAATCAACTGCTGCTTTAACAGATGCCCCAAAACCAGCAACAATAGGTGTCGTAACACCAATTGACATTGAACGCCCGACTGAAGTCATGCCATGTCCGATTTTGCCAAACTTCTCAGACATAGTGTCTAAATGATTTGCAGTTTTAGTAAACTGACTATTCGCAATTAATTGCTCCTTATTAAACGACTTCATTTCTTTTGAAGTTCTATCGATAGACTTTTGAAGGTTATTCATCGAAGTTCGTTCATCGTTTACTTTTTTCTGCGCATTAGTTAAATTTTGACCATGATTCTTAATAGTAGAATTAAGATTGTTATATTCTTTTTCTGTTTGTTTAAGCTCTGTGTTAGTTTTGTCATAAGTATCTTTTACTTTTTTATTCGTTGAAACTAACGAGTCATTTTGTTTTCTTAACTTTTTAACTTGAGCATCTTCATATTTATACTTTTGTACTAATTCTTTATGTTTTTGGGATTGTTTCTGTGTAGCATCGGCAGCTCTTTTTAGTTGTGCAGTAGTAGCTTGATTTGAATTTTTTAAATCTTTTTCAGCTTGCCTTAATTGTTTTAATTTTTGATAGGCTTTATCTTTTTGCTCTGTCGTTCGTTTATACTGAGATTGAGATTTTTTTAATTCAGCGTTAGAGGATTTAACCGCGTCATTTGATTTATCAAGTGCAGCTTTTTCTTTTTTAGTAGCATCTGCTAAAGACTTATAAGCTTTTTCTACACCACTTACAGTTTGTTTAGCCTTTGTATAATTAGCGTTTAAATCTTTAAGCTCTTGTTCTGCTTGGTTGAACATTTGCTTTTGGACTTTCATTTTATTATTAAGCCCATCTATTCTTGTTTGATACTTTTTCATAGACTGCTCTGACTTTTCAAACGCAGATAAATTAGACTTCAATTCACTATTAGCTAGACCTAACTGTCTTTTTAATCCTTTAAAGCCTTCTTCTACCTGTGAGTTATCTATGGTGTTACGTATCGTTACACCTTTAATATTTTCGCTCATTTTCTTCCTCCTTTCTAGCTTCCAAATAATTGTTTAAGTGCTGAACCTGTTATCACTTCTTGCTGTTTCTGGCTTTCTTTTTCTTCACCTTTTTCAATTATCATTCGGCATAAAGTTTCATAAGGTTGTCGTTTAACCTCTTCTATTGTCCAACCATATTCACGCATACAAAATTGCATCATAGAATCTACATTTTTTCTAAACTCATCAAAAGAGATTACTTCCCCGATTCTTCGTCATCGTCATCTGGAAACTCTTCTGGTGAAATTTTAGAAAAGATGTCCTTACAAACATCGTCTAATTCAGCGGCTTTAACACCTTTTAGAATTTGTTCCTCAGAAATATTAAATAATGATGCCAAAAACTCAGTTCTGATTCTTATAGCTTTTACTTGTGTCATCGTTTCTGCTTGAATTTCATTTTTGAAATCGTCTTGCATTTGTGCGAAATCTAATTTATCTTGAACTGTTAGTTCACTTTCTCTTGTGTGAACTTCTACCTTGTTTGTTTCTGGGTTAATTAATCTAATTTCTACTTTTTTCGTCATTTTTGTAATCTCCTTTGATAATTTCATAAATAAAAAAGAGGGATTAAAGCCCTCTATAACTTCTTATACTTCTGGTTCTGCTACGGCATTTACCGTAATAACAGACTTATCTGTTTTATTTCCATCCTGTGTTCTAACAGTAATTGTAGCCTCGCCTTCTGTTACTCCCTCTACAGTGCCATCAGTTGTTACCGTAGCTATATTTTCATCAGAAGAACTATAGTCCACTGCTTTATTGGTTGCTGTTGATGGTGCTATTGAGCTAGAAAGTTTAGTTGTACTTCCAACTTCAACATTTGCTGTTTTAGGCGTAATAGTTACACCTGTTACAGAAATAGGTTTTGTTTTAAAAGCAGGTACTTCTATTTTTTCTGACTCTCCATGTTCATTTTGTCGAGCAACTTGATATGTTCCCGATGGGTATTCAGTATTTGCTTCTAAACTATCTATAGTTACAGTAGCTTTCCCCTGTTCATATGGTTCACTGCTGACCAATGAACCACCTTTATATACATTTAATGTATCAGCCATATTTTCACCTTCTTATTTAAAATTTAAAAGCCCCTATTCTGCTGAAATAGATGCAGATTTACTGTTTACAGCTACTTCAACGTTTTGGGGAACCTTAGGGTATTTCTTGTCCTTCAGTAGATTCAGGGAAAACTAATGCAAGGAAAGCTTCTGCTCCTTCTTCTCCTTCGTGGTAACCAACTGCTCTTGATTTTCCACCAATTGTGCGGTTCATCCAATCACCAGTAAGTTTAGTTGCCTCTGGCGCTTCAGCTTTCTCCGCAGCTGTTTTAAATTCAACTTGATCTAAACTGAATGTACCTTTTACTAATGCACAATAGATTGGATTGCCATCAGCGTCTTCTGATTCTCCAACCGCTGCAACATATGGTGCACGAGTATCGTCTCCAACCCATGATGTGCCATTTTCATCTTTTTCACGGCCTAATACTGCATCTAAATCTTCAGTTGGGATATTAAATAAATCTGTGTCCGATTTAACTTCATTAGTACCTTGTTTTTTCATCCAAACACGTTTATTAGAAGCCCACATATCTACCATTTCTGGTGCTAAACCAGTGATATTCATGTTGACCGTACCACCTTTGTCGTCTTCCCAAGTCATTCTTTTGATAATTTTTTCTGCTTTGTCATCAAAAATACCTACATGTAATTTTTTAAATCCTACTGTTGCTGAACCCATTTAAATTCCTCCTATTTTAGGGCATAAAAAAGAACGTATCTATTCGACACGTTCACCCTTGTAATATTTATTTTTTGGTATGCCTTCATACCTTCTTGATTTGACATATCTTTTTGTTTCTTTAAAATATGCATCTAATAAGCTTGAAGCTTGGTATAATCCATAATCTTTAAGCAAGAAACGAATTCGCTTTGTTATATCGATAGTTAATTGATCTTTATAGGTTTCTACATCGACTTGTACTGTGAAAGTTTCAGATAGATATTTGTTTGAAGCAAATGAACTAGGGCTATCTACAACTGGCGAAAGAATAATGAAAGGTTTTGTTGTATCTGCATTTTCACTTACTTCATAAAAATATATCCTATTTGAAATATGAGTATTAATCATTTCATCTTTTATAATTATTTCTCTAATGTAGGTGAGTATATTCATAGTCCTTTCCTCAATTCATCAACTACAATTTTCCTGTATCTTGCTTGGCTTGCTTGTAATGTTTTCTCAATGACACCAAATCCTCTAGGTATTACTTTTTTACCATTACGATCATAGCCATGTTCATTTAAATGTATAAGCCTATATCTATCTTTAGGACCTACCCATTCAATAACCACAGTTCTTTGTCTATCTCTAGCATCTGTGAAGGGTTTTGTTCGCGTCATTTCATCAATTGAAGCACCTGTATCTTTAAATGCTTTAAAATGTGACTTCATTTCATTTAGCATATAATCAGAAGCTTCAGTTAAAGCTTTATCGCTTTTTATTCTCATTGCCTTTACACCAAATCTTTTTTCTAATTGGTTTTCTAACTCTTTAAGCCCTTTAATTTCCACACCCATTATTTTTCACCTAATACTAATGTGATGAATCCACGTTCTGGTGTATCAAGTCTTACTTCATGTACATTGAATAAAGGGGTTTCTAGCCTAAAATCTTCTACAAAAACGATATGTCTGTTATTAGGTGTAAAAGAGTGATAAGCATCTCTTATAACCATACTTAAACCTTGCATAGATTCGTTAACACCTATAATTTTTCTATCTTTCATTGAGGGGTTATAAGTTTCGGCATAACATCGATGAACTTCAACTTCTTCTACATCATCTGGATAGGGCCCTTCGTTTTTATATTGATAAAATATAACAGGTGTACGTAAGTCTCCTGATTGGACTTTCTTACTTTTGTATCTCATCGACGCCAAAATCATCACCACCATATATTTTATTAGCAAGTCCAAAATCAAGAAGTAATGTAGAAAAGTTTTTATGAAAAAATTGCAGTTGTTAGTTATAAACGTATCTGGAACGTTCCATCACTAACTCTTGGCCTATTGGATTTTGCTCTAAATCGAAGTCCCCACAGATAGTTTGAATCGCTATATAAGATTTTTGTAAAATCTGTTTTAACGATTCATCTTCAGAACTGTGAAATATGTGCATACGCTGCTTGAACTCTTTTAATAATCCATCCATTTTTCACACCCCTAATCCGCTGTAATCGAAGCTGATTTTGCATTAGCTATAACTTCAACGTTTTGGGGTTTACTAGGGAGAATCTTCTTCTGAATTAATATTTAAATCATATACAGCTGCTACTTTATCGTCTTTAGCTTTACCATAAGCAAATTGCTTAGCAGTGTATAAATCCATATCTTCAATAGCTAAAGTTTGGTCGAATTTTTGTAAATTAATACCACCAGCTAAATATCCATCGTAACGGCCTTTAACGTATGTTAAAACTTTTCCAGCAGTTTGTGCTACAGACTCTATTACATTCAAGTTGAATGGTAATGCTGTAACATATACGCCATTAGCATTTAAATGCGTATACTGTGCTTGAATATCAAAAGCATCAGAAGGATTAACTACCATAGTTACATTACCTTTAACTGCAACTGATTTACCTTTTTCATCTGTTGAGTGGTTTTTAAATACTTTTGTTAACTCAAGTACAGTAGTTCGTGGGTCTTTAAATGTTAAAGTTCCTAATGATTCTTTTTCTGGATACACACCGCCTGTGACCGACACACCTTCTTGAGCTTGACGACTCAATCCGATTGGTTGTTCTTTACCAGTACCATTCAAAAATGCCGCTTCAAGTGCTACAGCAAATGCCTCTTCAATTTGTAGACGAACAAAACGCTCTACCCATGCTGGACCAAAGTCTTTTAAATCTTTTGGTAATACCACAAAGGCTGTCAATTTGTTTTGGATTGCAGTTTCTTCACTGAATGCTGCATCTAATTGGCCTTTGATTTCTCCAAAGATTTTCCCCCATACTGCTACACCACTTGTTTCAGATTTTAAGAATTTAAGACGTAATCCAGCATTCTTAATACCTAAATCAGCTAATAATGGATGTTCTGTAGTTAAGTTTTCAAAGATACGATCAATCGTTTCTTCTGGTAGTAACTTTTCTTCTTTATATCCAACTTCTGTGTTAATTTCATTAAAGAATTTGCGTTGTTCAGCAGTTAATTTACTCTCTGCTGTAGGTAAGCTAGAAACTCTTTCTGCTTCTGCTTGCGCTTGTGCTTTTGATTCCTCGAATAATTCATTAATCATTTTGCCATATAATTCGGCTTGTGCTTTTTCATCTTCGCCATTTTGAATTGCATTTAAGAATTCTTGACGCGCTGTTTTAAAATCATCTGATAATTGTATAGTCATTTAAATGACCCTCCTTGTTTTTGTATTAAAAAAAGAACCTAGTCTTATTGTTTTCTACTGGTTTACTTTTAGTAGAATTATCAATAATTGGTTCTTTTTTATCTTCTAATTTTTCAATTACTTTATTTGCAATTTGCTCAACATCAATATTCACTTCTGGTGTTTTACTCATTAATGTTGCAATACGATTCACTGCATCGTTAGATAGCATTTGTCCTGAATTAGCAACCAACTTCGGTACGCTTTCGTCAAACATCTTGCTATCTGCAAATCCTAAATCAACTGCATCTTGTGCGTTCAACCAAGTTTCTTCATTCATTAAATCAAGTATTTCTTGTTCGGCTTTACCTGTTTTCTCGATATAAGCATTAGCAATACCACGATTAACAGAACTTAGCATATCACTTGCAGATGCCATTGCTCGATTATCTCCAGCCACCAAAGTGCTAGCATTGTGAATCATCATCTGTGCTGTTGGACTCATCTCGATTTTTGAACCTGCCATCGCAATAACGGAGGCAGCACTTGCAGCAACACCAACAACTTTTACATTCACATTACTTGGATGCTCTTTTAACGCAGTATAAATCTCACTACCACTAAATACATCGCTACCACCTGAGTTGATGATAACTTCTACATCTTCATCAGTAGAAGATAGCACATCAAACACATCTTTAGGAGATGTAGCATCCATTTCTAACATGTCATAAATCCATTTGTCATTGTTGGGCACGATTGCGCCTTTTACGTTTATTTTCATCATTTATCACCCCCTTCTAGTGGTTCTTCGCTACCTTTACTCTTTTCGTCATTACCCTTATTATCCATAACATCTTGATAGTTTTTAGTGATTTTATACTCGTCCATTTTAGGATCATCGCTAGGTTCTTCACCAAGTAAAATAAGAACTTGATTAGGTGTGAAGGTACTTGACGCTACTAGTTTATCGATTGAATCTGCAATCTCTAATGGGTCTTTTTTATCAATACCAATAACTTTAAGATTCTTGCCAGCAATTACTTCTTTTTGAGTTAAAAGCTTTGCTTTCAATTCGTCTTCAATCTTTTTGTTTAGTGGTTTTGTACAAAATTTGCTATAAGATTCTAATGCATTTTTTAAATCAGCTAATTCACCATGTATTAGGGACGGTGGTATACCAATAGCTTTAGCCACTGAATCAATCATCGATTTTTGCAACTTATTTAATTCATCGAAAGAAGCATTATTCCCTTTTGTATTTGCTGAAACATCCTGAAAATCAAAGCCTTTAGTCAATGGTGTGATTGCAACGCCATTCTTACTAAATGAATCTACCACTTTATTTACATATTTTTGCATTTTTTCTATTTCTTTTTCACTGTTTACATTTTGTGAATCTACATTGATAATCCCACGTATTTGATAATTTCTCATTTGTGCGTTTATCATTCTGCCAAAGATTTCACCATAATCACTAAATAACCCTTCAGTGAATTTATTTAATTTTTCATTGTTATAAGTTAAATAAATTACGTCATCCATTTTGAATGAACGTTCAAATTCATATTCTCCGACTGTAACACCCTCAAATATGTCAGGGTATAAAGCAAATTTTTTCCTTGTGAAATTATCTGCTATTACTAAGTCTTTAGTATCAGTAACGATAATCAAAACTTCGTTATCATATATCAACTTATAAATGACTGATTGCCAAAAATCAGTAGAAGATAAATCGGTATTTGGCCTTGTATTTAATTTATACCAAACACTATCTTTTATAGCTTTGTCATTTTCATCTGTAAAACGAAATTCAGATTGTGATATTGTTCGTGCTAAAAATTCTATACATGTACTCAACGCCATTTTTTTTAAATAGGCTTTTTGGGAAGTATCTTGGAATAACTCCAAATCATACATCCAACTTGCCTCTTCATGTCTATTAAAAATTCTGTCAAAAAAACTAACCATTGCTTTCCTCCTTTCTAGAAATTAATTGCATTTAAGAAATCTAAACTGCCACTAATATCTGCTTCTAGCAAATCATCTGCGCGATAGAGTGCGTGGACTAAAGCCTGGAAGCCATCTGTTTTACGACGTATTTCATCTTTCTTGATGTATTCTTTATTACCGTCCGGTTTGATTTTGACAGCAACATTATTTGTGTACCAACGCATCATAGGGTTGTCGTCAAATATTAGATTATGATTAGCAAACATTGTTTCAATACGAGGAGCCAATAATGCCTGTATAGCTCTTGGGTTTTTAATCACTTCGATTTCAATTCCATATTCTTCAAATAAGGGTCTTAATAAATCCATTCTGAAATTATCGGCAATAACTTTCTCTAACCCATAATCATCTCTCATACGATCAAACCACATTACGATATGAAGTGGATTAATGGAAGGCTCATCAACAATTGTCAGTAGTCCTTGTTTTTCCCATTCATTTATAGGTGCTTTTAATTTAACAGTATCTATGAAACCTTTTCTTACAAATGAATGAGATTTCCATATATAATTTTCGCCGTCTCTGAATAGTAATCCTACCGCTGCAAAATCTTTAATGCTTGCATAGTCTAAACCGCCTAAACATTGTCGATTTTCCAAAATTGGAAAAGGTCTGTTTGTTGCAAGGATATCTTCCCAAGGTGCAACAACTTTTTCTAAATCTACCTCAGGTAAATTCATACGTTTAGTCATAAATTCAGTTCTTTTAGTTGGGCTGAAGTTCATTTCTCTGTATTGGTTTTTCACTTTTCTGAATAACCCACGAGCGTATTCGCTCATTGGTTCACTAAACATTGGATTGGCTTTCTCCCACATTGTTGAGTCATCAACTTCTAATGGATCATCAAGCTTACAAATGAATGGGAAAATCCTATCATCAGGCGTGTCACCATTTAGTAATGACATTGAACGTTCTTTCATTTTGTCTAAGAAGCCCTCACGTACATAGCCATCTGTACCTATAAAGAATTCTCTTGGCCATTTCACTTTACCTAAACCTGAACTGAATACATCAACTGTTTCACTGTCTTCATATCTGTGTACTTCATCATAAATTACACACCCTTCACGCCCACCATCTTTAGTACCAGCGTTAGAAGTTCTAAATCTAAATCGTGATTTGGTTTCTTGGTCAGTAATTACAAGTTTTGTAAGATAGAACATATCTTCTAAATCATTACGTTCAATCATGTTATAAGCTTCTTCAAAAGATGTTTTTGCTTGGTCCTCTGAATTGGCTACTACTGAAATATCGTAATTGGGCACTCCATGTAAATAAGATATAAAGTAATTTGATAAGGCTGTTATAAGACCATTCTTACCACCACCACGTCCGAGGGTAATAAAAAACTGCTCGTAATAAAGGAAATCACCTTCATTCTCGAACAGAAACACAAATGGGACTATAAATTTTTGAAATGGTTGTAATGGAAAGTACCAACGTTCTGTAAACTTGATAAATTTTTCAATTTGTTCTTCATCAAAGTATAGGTCATCACGAGTTAATACTTCTTTTTCTAAATAAGCGATAAGAAGTATACGTTCTTTATTTAACAGGATCTTACCTGACTTCCATAAACGTATATACTCATCTACATGTGTATTACTAATCATAATAAATCACGACGGGGGGCGATGTCCTCATCATGTTCTTTATTAAATCCAAATGATTTTTCTATAGCTAAAAGCGATGTATTAACTTTATTCTTCTCTGCTATTAAAGGATTTGGTTTAATAAATGACTGTGATGCATTTTTAGTTTCAACCATTAAACCTTTATCTTTAATGTCATCGTCTAACCTGTAGAATATATCTAATAAATTTAAATATCTTTCTACTTTTTCAGTTTGTACTGGATTGTCTTGTTCAATTTTACTTAATAAATATGACTTGATTTTCTTTTCGTTTTTCATAAGGTACCCCCCCTAACGTATTTTGTTTTTAAATAAATCTGCGGAATAGACTCCCCTACACCGGTTCCCCGACCAAAATAATTTCCAAAACTTTTTGACCCGGGGGTTATTTTAATATTAAATATTTTATTACCACATTTCATCATCAGCCCATTTATTTTTCTTTGGCTCTCTCCAATTTGTGTAGTGCCTATCATGAATTTTATTGTGACAATCAACACAAAGTGTCTCTAGATTATCATCTACAAGCGCAAGTTCTGGATTGAATTCGAGCTCATTAATATGATGTACTACAAGTTTTATCTTCTTACGACCATTCTTATTAGGCTCGTATATATCGAGTGATACTTTACCTTGCCTCTTACACTCTTGGCATTCGTAATGGTCACGTTCCTTGATATGCTCGCGCTTGTCTCTCCAGTCTCGACTGTTGTAGAACGAACGACGTTGCTCCTTCGATAGTGTCATCTGCTATTCTCCTTATGAGTTAAGCTCATTAGTCTAGATACATATAGATCACCAATGGTTATGACGTATGAGTTATATGTTCTAACTCATATGAGTACATCATCATGCCTGTTAGTTTAATAGATAGTTATAATGAATCATGTGATGATACTCATATCAATTGGCATACAAAGAAAGACACACCACTAAGTGATGTGCCTACTCATAATATAGTATTGTTGTTTATAATAAGTCACTGGTCAATAGTGCCTATCCCATATGGATATTATATAACATAGTGTATGCATATATATAATAGTGTGTCATGTGTGGCATATGTGACATTTGTCCCTACTATGTCTGTACATTCATATAGATATTAACAATGATATCTAGCTTTCTATATATCTCTTTACGGTCTACCTTCATCAACATAGCAATAGTGTTTATCTTCTCACCCTGTTTAAGTAGTTGTAGTATATGGTAGTTCTTATCATTAGTTATAAGGTGCTCATGGTCATCAATGAATGCCACCTTCTCAATAAGCTCTTGTGTCTTACGTCTATCCTTATCGTTCTTGATTACTCTAACTAATACCTTATCTCCAGTACCTCCTTGAGCTTTAGGCATGGCTGATTCTATACCATACTGTCCTATGGAAGTACTATCATACTCATACACTTGATGGTCGATAAGTCTACGCATCCAATGGTAATCCGTTATTAATTGTTTAACTTCAGTTGGTGTGTAAATGGTAATCCCTCCAGGTTATTTATAATTGTGCTATCTATTAATGATAGGTTGTTGTATACTTAATATAATTTTATTAGAATGGTGGTGAGAAACGAATATGGAAAAAGATGAAGCGTTAAGAGAATTAGTTGCTAACAAAAATATAAATACACCGTTTGAAGTAACTACAAATGAACATACTTATGGTGTAATTAATTTTAAAGAACATGACGAACAAAATGTAGAATTAGTATTAGTTGATTATTCAAGTAAAGTTATAAATTATGAAAGTATAGTTTATATCAACTCAGAATCACAACACCCACCATTTCCAAAATTTTAATTAACCAAAGGGGCGAATTATCGCCCTAGTATTAATCCTTAAATCTCTTCCGCTCTTGCATAGCCGTATCTACATCTTCATCACTGGCCATATAAACGATTGTGTATTTCAACGCTGCTATTTGGTCATTCTTAATACTGTTTGATATAAGTAATAGTATTGTGATGACACCCAGTATTATTGATGTGATTTTCCACATTACTTCTCCTCCTCATAATCTTTCGGCTGATCTATATCATCATTCGCCTGTTTTCTAATTAGTATTTGATTTGTAACGTATTTGCTTAATTCATATAGTGCTATCGTAAAAAGTATTTTCAATGTTGGTAGCAATTCACTCACTGTCCTTTTCTTTTAATTTAATAGAATATCCTTTTTCATCTCCGACTAACTCTTTTCCATATCTTTCATTACAGTTATTACAACTAAACGCTAAATGTATTGGTATGTTATTTACGTACAAATATTCATATTCTGTATCCCAGCTACCACAGTTAGAACATTGCATCATATTTTTAACAATCTCCAACGCCTCTTCCTTACTCTCTGCATCAACCACAGTAAACGTTTCATTCTCTCGTGCTTGTGTAACGTGAGTGAAAGGGTGACCAGTTGAATCTGTTAGTGTGCGTATTAGGTATTGAATGGTATCACCGTCCTTATAACAAATTTGTTATATTATTTAATTAATATTTACGAAAATACATTTATTTGATATTGTTCTTATTAATAACTAACAAGGAGACATTTATATGAGCAATCAATCAACACAATCAGAAAAAATACTAGCTGCATTATCATATTTTAGTGTGTTTTTTGCGCCAATCCTATTTCCTATTATTGTATGGATATTAGCCAACAAACCTGTTTCTACTCACGCTAAAAAGTCTTTAGCTTATCACATCTTGCCTTATATCCTAATTTTTGTAGGTGCAGGTTTAATTGGTTTAAGTGAATCTAATTCTAACAACGCATTAGGAATCACTTTAATTGTTATTGCTGTAATTGCCTTTATAGGCGCAGTTTATTACGTAATATATAATTTATACTGTGGTATCAAAGTTTTATTGAAAGATAATTTATATTAAATAGTCCCTTTTTAGGGGCTTTTTTATTTCCTCAACACTTCTTTAACTTTTTGAAGTATGTCTTTATCCTTACAAGTCTGATTCTTTGATGAACGTTCCATTGATCGTCTTTCCTTTTCTTCCTTTAATTTCGTCATACGCGTACTGTAAACACTCTTCTAATGTCATTCCATGTTGTTGTGCTAATATAATTAAAGTAACGACTGTATCTCCTATACCGTCTTTTAAGTCATCTAGTTTGTTACGTGATAAAGCAGCACCAACTTCTCCAGCTTCTTCATAGAATTTCAATGCTTGTCTATCTGGATTACAATTGTGTAAGTCTTTATCTATTGACCATTGTTCTACTTGTTTTACTAATTCATTCATATTATTTAGCTCCTATTCTGGTATAATTTATTTATCTATGTGTAAAGAGGTGAAAATATGGATATACACTTTAATTTATTTGACGATGATTTTTGGGAAAAATATCGAAAAACGTTTGCTTTATCTACATATATAAATCCTATTCTTCCTGAAGTTAAGATTACTGTTCCTGAATTGAAATTTAATATTCCAGAACCTAAAATTGTTAACTTCAAAACAAATTTATTTTCTGAAAAGCTGCTTGAGCAATTTAACGAAATAACTAATTTTCCTAAAAAAGACATTTTGGAAATGAATTATGCTCTTAGATACAGCAATATCAATTTTGCTCCGAGTTCTACTTTTACTGAAACCGTCGATTCTTCCCATCCAATAGATAGTGAGCAACAAGAACGCAATGATGATAGAAGTAAAAGAATGTTCAATGTGAATCATGTTCTTACCTCCTCAATAACTTTTGCAAAAACCACTTCTGTCGGTATTAGTGGTAGTGCTATTTGGGATTTCTTAGTTAAACTAGCTTATAACGAACCAATAAACACTCCTTTTTATATTTGGGTACTTTTTCTATCATATTTTTGCTTTCTATTAACTAACAATCCGAGCAAAAATTATTAACTTATTTTGAATTCTTTCCCATCCACTTGTGCGTAATAGTTATTTTCAATTTCTGGGTAATATTCTTTAAGTTTTTCAAACATTTGTTTATTTAGTTGAAATTCTAAAGACTTGTAATCATCTACATCTATAGGTCGTCTATTACTTTCTTCGTCATAATAGTAATAGATGACTTTTTTAAACTCATACGCCATCTAATCACGCTCCAATCTATCAATGTAGTTAACCAAATCTATATATCGACTCACGCCAGGATTGTTTTCTGCTTTCAAACATATGTGGTTGGTTAGGGTGGTGTATTGTTTACGTAACTTCTTAATTACAAATTCTGCTTCATCTTGGTTTAGTTCTTCTATATATAAATCGTTCTGTAATCTAACATTTTCATGTACTAATTCTGAAACTCGTTTTTCCAACCTACTGATATTAGCTTTCAACACTGCTATATCATCGATTAGTGTGTCGCGTTCTGCTTTGTATTGGTCGCGTTGTTTCTCTAATTTATGTGCAATGTGCTTATGCATATTAATATTCATTATTTCCACTCGCCATCACTCCTTTATATTCCGAATTTTTTTAGTATTATCCCCATCACAAACACAATAAGTATTACAGTAAAAATATATCAATCTTACCTATGCCATATTTTCTAATCGAGTTAATAAGTTCATATAAGAGAGCCCCTAAAAGAAAAAGGAACATTATAACTACTATCGATAAAATAATAGTCCCACCTATCATCTACTCCACCAGCTTTCCGTCACGCCAGATTAGTATTAGTTCTCGGTCGTCATTTTCAATATAGAAATGAGTTGTAGTGCAATCTCTAGGGCTACGTTTCAAACATTCTTTTATAGACATTGTATGACTTGTATAACAAACACTCCCCATTCCACCTATAAAACGTTCTACCAAATCTAATTTCGTATCTTCCGTAATTTCTTCCTCGACTTCGACTGTGAAAGTAGTGTTATTACTTATATAACTTTCCGATACAAATCTACTGAGATTATCGAAATATACTTCCCTAGAATCGTATTCACAAGTAAAGATTTCATCTTTAATCTTGTTTTCCCACGCCCACTCAATCAACTGTGGTAAGTTTAGTTGTTTCTTAGTTTTGATTTTCATTCCTTAACCCCTCCATTACTTTCCTGTTATGTGCTTTATCCTCTGGTAACACTGCTACGATAAAGCTACGTTTATTTACATACTTTAAGAATCCATGAAATCCGTAATAATTTAGCAACTGTGCCATTTCCACTGTGTTCATCCCACCAGTATTGTATTTGTAGCGTATATCTATTGTGTTGGATAGGATCATTTCTTACGCTCAGCAATCTTATTTTGTATCTTAACTATATTAATACTCGTCCGAGTTAGTTCTGCGTTACTGTAAATCATATTCTGATGGTTCAACCTTGCTAACTCACTTCTTTTTATTAGTGCTATATTAGACAAGTCGTTATTAGTTTTATCTCCATCTAAGAATATTAAGTTATGTTTAGGTGGCACTTCGCCATACTTCTCTTCCCAAATTACTTTGTGTTTCAGTTTCCACCTATGGTTATATCCACCTTCATTAGATACTTTCACAACTACATATCCATAGTTATTTATACGTTCAGCGCCTATAGGCAAAGTATTTTTAGGTTTATTCCCTTTTTTGAATTGTGTCTTTTCGCATTTCTTGTTATATATTGGAATGCCTTTATTCCATGAAACATGACCTTTAGTGAACTGTGTTGATACACCACATTTTAATTTCAAACGTTTCACTGTAGCTCTTACCTGCGTGTATGTCATATTGGAATCAAAATGTTCATTGAACATCTTAGTTAAATCATGAATCGGAATTCCTTGCACATTATCTCTAAGAAATTGTTCTTCTTCCTCTGTCCAAATATGCGGCATATTAAGCACCACCATTTAATAGTTTGGGCATTTCTCTATTTGCATCTAATTGATCATCAGCAAATTTCTGCGCTTGTAATACAAGGTTACCATTATCTATAATCCCTTTAGCAATATTTGATACTGCTTTTGAACGTTCTATTTCTTCTTTTAAGTCATCGCCTTTAATCTCTTCATCATTTAATCTTTCAAGTTGTGCGAATAAATGATTGTTTAAATCACCTAATGTATTTTGCATTGCCTATCTCTCCAATCGCTATATCGTAAGTATCGTCAATTTCTTTTGTGTATTCTCCGATTTCAATAACTGCTATTGGGTTTCCATCATTGAATATTAGTTCTTTTACTATTCCACATTCAGAAAGCTGACTACCCGGTTTAATAAACCAAACTGTGTAACCAACATCTAATTGATCTATTCGCATCTATTCAGCCACCTTTGCAACGTCTGATAAGTCTTTACCATTACTCAACAAGTCCATCACTTGTTTTAATTGATACTTACCTAAAATTTCTGATTTGTTATCTTCTTCAAAATCACCAGTATTAATATTGATATTGAAGTTTGCTTTAACTAATAAGTCCATTACTGTAATATTAGGTCGTCTGAACTTCTCTTTTCTCTTTTTAATTTCATCACTAGTATACAAATTAAATCTCTTTTTAAAATTGCTTAGTTCTTCAACAGATACACGTTTGTAAACATTAGCAAATTCTGTATTCGGATAGCCTTTGATATTATATGAATGAATATTGATGCGTTTCACTTTCACAGACATTACTTGCTTTGCGTTATATAAATCATATTCTTTAACCATTTTCTCGTCCTCCTAATAATCTTTAACTTGTACGTCTGATACGTCCTTGAATTTAATATCTTCAAACCCTAATCGTTCTGGGTTATTTACATACTTGTCATATGCTTTATCTGCTTCGCGTTCCTTAATACTTTCTAAATCATAGTTACCTGTCACTGGTACAGTTACTTCTTGTTCGACTTCCACTTTAATTTTTAGTGTAATTGTTGCTTCATCATTCACTTAGATCACTTCGCTTTCTTGCGATTTCTTCTGACCTTTTGTAATTCCTCGTATGTTATCCATTGCTTACCTGTATATACTGGAGCTTTACATATCCATACAAGCTCAACATCTGGGTATAAATATCTAAATATCTTAGCTTTCAATTTAGCTGTCTCTGTAGCCATGCCTTTGACATCTATTACTTGGATTAACTTACTATCCAGCCACAATGCAAAGTCTGCTACATATTCTGCTTTGCGTTGTTTTTTCATCTTAGGTATTAATTCATATTTAGGTTGTAGCTCAATATAATCAAACTTACCCGTATTGAGTTGACTCTCTAAATATTTGTAATAGTCACATTCAACTTTGCTATCGAATGTAATTCCTTTATATTCAACTTTTCTAGCGTTGTATTTACTCAATTGGCCCACATCCCTATAGATAATCAAATATGCTTGTTTGTTCTCTATCGTTTAAGTTATACATGCTTTTGATTTCGTCTAACCTTTCATCAGTTACGATATCTTCATCAAGCCCAAATGACTTTTTCAAACCAGCCACACTATTTCTATTTCTATCTAGTGGAATTACTGTCGCTACAACTCTTGAATTTTTATCTTTTAATGTGTATCTCTGACTTAATCCCATCTACCTCACCTCGCAAATATCTTGACGTGTACGTCTTTCATTTAATTTTTGGATAAATAGTTCATACAATACTTTCTCGTCTCCGTGAGCGTAGTTAATTAGTTTCTGTGCGTATATATCTGAACAACCAAAATTTTGTTTAATAAATTGTTTAGTTACCATGCGTCTCTCTCCCTATAGTCATCACCAAGAACTCTCACTTGGCGTGAATTATGTTTCATTCTTGAATTAATACGTTGCCAATTCATATTTTGATTTAGTTCTTTATCACTAAAGTTGGTAGTGAAAATGTTGTTTTTACCTACTCTGTTATCAACTATGCTAAATAGTTTGTTTAATGTATATTCTGTGTTTTCTACACCTATATCGTCTAGTACTAGCAAATCTATGCTGCTAAGTAATTTGACTAACTCGTCTGTAGTTTCAACTGCGTTTTTATTGTAAGTAGCTTTGATACGATCCATTAACATTGGTATGTGCATAAATGCTACAGAATAACCTTGTGCTTTAACTGCTTTAGCAATGGCATATGCTAGGTGTGATTTTCCTGTTCCATATGAGCCTTGCATGATTAATGACTTAGGTTTATCAATAGAAAATGTTTTAACGTACTCTATAGCTGTTTGCTTAGCATCTGTTTGTGATTTGTTTTGAGGTTGATAATTGTTCACTGTGACTTCTTGTAATGAGTAGTTAACATTAGATTGATTAAATATATTATTAATTGCTTTCTGCTTACGTTTTTTCTCTGCTTCTTTGCCAGCTGCAATCATGCTACACTCACAACCATCACGATATTCGTAGCCACTACTGAATATGTGCAAATCATACTTGTTACCACACTTCTCACAATACAGTCCTTTCTCTACATTGTTAGCTTCATATTGTTTAAGTGTTTCCGTTATTCTAGGGCTTAACATACGTTTCATTTAATCACTCCTAATCCCAATAACTAGGGTCATTTTTCATTCTTTCTAGTTGATCTTGCCCTGATAACACTTTATTTTTGTTTGAACGTTTGTTATTTCTCGCATTTATATCTTCTAAGCTTTTAACACCATCGTTGTACCAAGCTTTTAGTATCGTGTTCACGTAATTCCAATTTGTAACGTTATTGTTAACTGCTTCTTTCATAGCTTCATTAACAATTTGATTACCGTTATCTTTGAAATCATCTATCCAATAATTAATTTGTTCCGCTACAAATGGTTTAAGCATCCCAAATCCATTTTCTTGATAGAAATCAAATGGCGATGGCTGTTCACTACTACCGTCATTATTAGTATTGTTATTATTAGTTAATTCATTATTGGTAAAGTCATTATTAGTAGGGACGGGTTTTCCTACGTTGGATAATACTGTGTTAGTTTTTCCTACGTTGGATAAACCTACGTTGGATAATCCGTTGTGGTTAGGTTGTTCATAAACAGAGTATTCATATTCTCTTAAACGCCCTTTATCATCACGTTTACGCGTTCTAACAATATAACCAGTAGTTTCTAATTCCTTAATTCCATTCTTTAAACTATCTCTGCCATCAAGGCTATGCTTTTCCAATTCTTTCTCGTACACTTGCCAGTCGTCTGGTCGACTAAGTAAATAAAGTAATATTCCTTTAGCTTTCCAACTTATATTTGGATCGTGTATAAAATTCTTATGAACCGTTACAAAGTTTCCACTCTCTTTATAAACTCTAAATGTTGCCACCTACATGCTCTCCTTTCAACATTTTGTTTAGCTTCTCATCTACATCCACCCAAGCGTTTTCTAAATGATGTAGTTTATTAAAACTACTCATGCCCATGTCATGCTGTTGGTTGTGATGTTTTCTACATAGTGCTAACACTTTGTTTCCGTAATGATTTATCTTGGTTCTGTTACGTCCTCTGCCTACTGCTTGATAATGTGCTAAATCGCTATTTGGAGCGCCACATATGACACAAGTTCTGTTAATAGTAGATTTATATAAGAAATACTTATCATTGCTCATAAGGTCGCTAGTAGCCTTGTTCATAGGTACGTTATTAGTGAATACAAAATCAAGTATTAACTCGATTAATTCACCTACTTGTCGTCTACTGCAATTGCTTAATGATATAGGCTCGTATCCTTTGAGAAACTCTAATTGTTTTTGGAACATATACCTCAAGTAATCCATTGGTTGTCCATAATGGTTGAATATATCTCGTACCATTGCGAAAACCTTTCTACGTTGTTTATCTGTTATCTTATATGGATCACTCACAATTACATCGCACTCTACTTCTAGTCCGTTATCTAACAGTAAGAAGTCTTTATTTTCTAAAGTTAATCCAGTGATGACAGCAGTTATTGTGCCATCATCTTGTTGGATGTAGTTTTTGATTATTGGCATTTAATCAGTCCAATCAGAACGGTAAATCATCTGGATCAATATCATTATTACCATTAGCGAAAGGATTATCTTTAGCTGGCGCTTGTTGTGATTTTACTTGACCATTTTCTTGTTGAGATTGTCCGTTTGATTGACCTTTACTATCTAAAAATTCAATGTTATTAGCGTTAAATCTAACTACCGAACGGTTATTACCTTCTTTGTCAGTGAAACACTCTTGTTTAACACTTCCATCTACTGCAACTTTCGACCCTTTACCGCAATACTTCGCAGTGTTTTCTGCTTTATTACCAAATGCTACGATGTCGAAGAATGAAACATCATCTTTTTTATATGGATTATCTACTGCTATTGAGAAGTTCAATACTTTCATGTTATTGCTAACCTCTTTAACCTCTAAATCCTTAGTAATACGTCCTGTAAATGCGAATACATTTGTCATATTTATTCAACCTCCTTTAACCATGTTTGGATGGATTTTCTGCTTTTATTTATTTTCTCATTGGTCAATTCATCTATATTCATATTTTGTAAGAAACTTATTTTCCCTTTGAATTCTTCAGTTTTGTTATTTCGTTCCACTTCGTTGATAAAATCATTTATCTCATCTTCTAAAAGCTCTTTTATCTTAGGGTCCACTTTCGAATACTTATCTTGTTTTTCTTTTGCATCTGCATCATCTTCATCTGTAGGTATGTTGAAGAATTTCATTAAGAAATAGCGTTCTGCATAAGTTAACGCTGTACCATAAGCTTTAGCTGGGTCATCTTGCTGCCCAGTAGCCCAAAAATCTACAATTTGTTTTTCTTGTGGATTGTCTGCATTAATCCACGTATAAATCATTTTGAGTTTTACTAAAAATTCAGTTGTTGTAACTTCTTTGTTAGCCTTTTTGTTAAATCTTGTCACTTCTATTTGTTCGCACGTTTCATTAGCTGTATAAGGGAAAAGTAACAATTTATGTTCTAACATTTTTTCTCTTATTCTGTGCAATACTTGTGACCCACTAACGTAACTATAGTTATAGCTTTTTTTATCTTTTGTAAATCCATCTATATTAGCTTTAACATCAGCTATTTTTTGATATAAGTTTAGTTCTTCAGTCATCTTGTACCTCCCGTAATTCTTCAACGCTATACGTCGTATAACTTGTTGTAGTTGTAACTACTTCTTTTTCAATAAGATGGTCTTCCCAATCTATATTTATTTCTTCTAATCCTGTTAAGCGTCGTGCATTTCTTCTTTGAATGTTATAAGTTGCATCATCTGGATTGTTTGGTTTGTTGGTTATATAACGTTGTTTAGCATCTTTTTCTTTAACAAGATATGCGATAGATTCTTTTGTGTGACTTACCATTTCATCACCACACTCATTACTCTGTCTGCTTCATCTGTGTTTTCTTTTAACCAATTGAATACAGATTGCTCTAATATTTCTCTAGCAGTATTTACACCTAATTCTTCATCTACTACTACTATTTCATCTATTAATTCTTGTTCAATCGTCTCTATAAACACGTTTACTTCAAATTGAGTAACTTTTCTCACACGTGAAATGAATTGGAACCCTTGTACATTTATTATTTTCTTGCTTTCATCGTTGATTCTGTAATACATTTGACTACCTCCATTAATAAGATGTATAGTGGAATTACATATTTTTACATAACATTTTTTCGACTGTTAAGCGTTGGCGCGCTTAGCGGTCTTTTTTATTGCCTTGAAAAACTCTGGCCAGAACCAACAGTACGCTATGAAGAATGTTGCAAAGTAGATTACTGTTAGATAAATGAAATCATTTGTAAATATGAATGAAAGTGACATTACAAAGATTGATGTTAAAACTGATAAAATACCGTTCATGAAATCACCTCCTTAATTAAATATGTCTTCAAAATTATCTTTTAAGAAACATTGCATTGGTTCTCTGTTAAATGCCCACTTGCCACCATCTGGATAATAAACAAATTGTTTTAGTTGTTTAATGTACTTAGGGTTATATAGTATGTTTTCAACCAACCAGTTACGCTTAAATCCTGTTTCATTTATTAAGTCTTGCATCGACCACCAAACTGGCTTTTCTTTTTCTTGTAGTTCGTTATATTCTTCTCTAGTAATTAACACGTACTCTTCTGGAATTGTTACTGTAAGTTGTGTCATCTTAACCACTCCTTTCTGGTATAATTTATTTATCTGTGTGTAAAGGTGGTGATATTATGTCTGGGTTTGTGAATTATAATGTGCAACGTTTTGCCGAAGCCTATATTCAAACACTTCCTCATATTTAAAAACCTGATGAATTTGATAGCGAAGAAGATTTTGTCGATTATATGGAAAAGCGTCGCGAATTTTATTTTAATCAATATCTTGATGCTATAGACTTTGCTAATGGTCGAGCTGTAAGTGACGAAGATACTAATGCCAAATAATTTTTTCTAGTATTACTTTCAATTTTACAAACCTTCCACGTCACAACTGCCATTGTGATGAGGAGGGTTATTTTATATAATCTGTTCATTCCGTTTCCTCCTATTGTTCGATTGTTGGTAATACATCATTTTCTTTTAATAAGTTGTATATGAATAAACGCCCTTTTTGCGTCCATTTCGTATTCATACGCACCGAAGTACTTCCATCTTTATGTTCAATTTCTGTAGTAGATGAATGTGTATAACCTTTATCATGTAAATTCGAGTAAAGCAGCCATTGTCCAGATTGTTTGTACTGTACTTTTAAATCGTGAAGTATTTTGTTCAGTCCTTGTGCAGACATGCCATAATCTTTAGCTATCTGACCTACAGTTACCAGACTCTTATTTTGTAAAATCGAATCAAGGTACGATGCTTTAGGTTCGTATTCAGCGATTTTCTGTTTACTCATATTATTTTCAAGTTGTAACTTTTCGTTTTCTTCCACTTTTACAAGTAATTCAGTTAAAGCTTCTTTATACGATCCTGGCAATTTGTTTTGGATTTGTTGTTCCATTTCATTGAACTTATTAATGTAAGTCATTTTGAAATTGTTATGACCTTGAATGTTGAACATGTATAAAGTGAAACCATCTTTAGTTAAAAGGTATTCTTTATAACTTCTTTTTTGCCCTTCAACTTTATAACTGCTTTGTATAATTAGAGAAGCCACATTTGGATTTTCTAGAAGCATTGCTTCTAAACTTCTTAATACCTTTGAGTGTTCTTTGTTCAATTCTTCTGCTACTGTTCTACTTGATACAACTGGTCCTAATTCTGTGTTGCTTTCAATTTTAATTGCTTGTAGTCCTTGCATTTGATTTCCTCCTTTTCTTTCAGCACCCACATACAACATTCAGTCTTGGCAATGACCTTGTATGTATTTTGGTGTGGCTCATATCGTCGCCTACTCTCGCTCATAAATGCTCTATGTGAGTGCTGAATTACGTTTTGTCTAATTAGTTTCTTTTTTTGTTTCATTTTTGAGACGTTTTTGTTAAAAAAATAATCGTCCATGCTAATATTTAACACGTTGCATATAGCACTAGCTTCATCAATAGTAAAATTACTTCTGTTTCTATTTATCTTTTGACTGAATCTAGCAGTGTTCATCCCTATCATCTCAGCTACTTCTTTGTGACGTATGCCTTCTCTTTCTAAAAGAAGTCTCAATTCTTTGTACCTTTGTTTTGTCATTTCCTCACCTCGTTACGTCCCATTTATGAGATTACAAATTGAATTCTACACGCTAAAAATTTCACTGTCAACGATTAAATTTCATTTTTGAGAAAAAAGTTCGTTAAAATTGTTGCAAAAATGAGAACAAACTTATATAATAAGTTTGTAATATACGAATCGGAGGAAGAAAATTATGACAACATTCTCAAAAAATTTATATAACTTAAGAAAATCTCGTGATTTATCTCTTAAAGAATTGAGCGACAGAATGAACAGCAAATACGATATAAAATTTTCTAAAGCTTCTATAGACAGATGGGAGAAAGATACTACAAGTCCTTCAATGGATCATGCTAGCGCTTTAGCAGATTTCTTCAATGTATCTCTTGATGAGTTAAGTGGTAGAGAAGAATTAAAAACAGATCATCCACAAACTATGGCTGCTCACCTCAATGGAGAATTGGACAGTGAAGAGGATGTTAAGTACATTATGGGCCTAATCGAAAGATTAAAACGCGAAGACAAAGGGGAGTAATTTATGTCTCTTTATGAAAATTTAGTAATAGAACATGATGATTTAAAAATCAGAGACGTGCATGCTTTGCCTTCTGGTTATGAAGGATTTTACAGTGATGGTTATATTCTTATAGATAAATCCATACCTAACTATCGTAAAGCTGAAGTATTATTTGAAGAACTTGCACACCATAAACTAACTTGGGGTAACATATTAGATCAAAAAGATTTTAATAATCGTAAATTCGAAAATTATGCTAGACGAGCAGGATATCAAGCCGCCCTACCGTTGCACTTAATTATAGAAGCGTACCATTATGGAATAAGTAACTTATATGAATTGGCACAATATGTTCAATTAAGTGAAAAGTACATACTTAAAGTTTTAGAATGTTATAAAAAGAAATATGGATTATCAACATACTCTAATGGATATGTAATCAAGTTTGAGCCATTGCAAATATTCGAACATCACAATTGGGATTAATCCAACCTATGTTGCGTGTCTGAGTACACGTATGTTCAAATGTAGGTTGTTTAATATATAATAATATTTATTTTTAGGAGGATGCATTATGTCTAAAGAAAGTAACGAGATCAGTAACGAAGAAATGTTGGCTCGCCAACAACAACAATTTGAGGATTACAAAAACGAGCAAAAGAAAAGTAAGAAAAAGAAATGGCTATGGGGTTGCGGTGGTTGTTTAGGAGTTGTAATTTTAATAGTTATTGTTTTTTTAGTAATTAGTTCTCTGTTCTTCAAAGGCGTAGATGAAGAATTAAATGGTTCTAAAGAAGAACAAGACCAAATTTCTAAAACTGCTAGCAAAACTTATAAAGTTGGAGATACTGTTAAAGCGGATGGTATTGAAGTTACTTTAGATAGCGTTGAAGAAGCTGGAAATGTTGGAGAAATTGGCACAGAGCCAGAAAATGGAAAAGCTTTAAAAGTTAATTTCAAATTTAAAAATAATAATGATGATCAAATATTAATGGATTCGGGAGATTTCACTATAAATGTTAATGGCGAAGTTTATGAAGAATGGTTTGGCACAGATGATACAAATGCTGATTTTAGCCATCAAATAAACAAAGGTAAAACCGCAAGTGGTTATATTTATTATGATGTACCTGATTCAGATAAATATATGGTCGAAATGGAAACTATGCCTAACTTAAAAGACATAAAAGCTAAGTGGGAAATAGAAAAATCTGATATTCAATAATTTTAAGGGCAGAAATTACTGCCCTATTTTAATAAACTAAAGGAGAATATTGAATGAAAAAATTATTATTTTTATTATTAGCAAGTTTCTTAGTATTGGCTGCATGTGGTCAAGAAGAAAGTAAATCAGAAGGTAATAAGGAAACAAAATCGACTGATAAAGAAAGTAAAAAAGATGACAAGAAATCTAAGGATGATAAAAAAGAAAAATTAAATAAAGAAGATACTGATGAACAACAAACTTCTAACACAGACGGTAATCAACAAGAAGTAAATATAGAGCAACAAACCCAAGAATCTGTGTCTCAAGCACCTATTGAATCACAAGAACGAGTAAACAATCAAGAACAAGAGACTGTACAAGCACCTGTTGAATCACAAGAACAGGCAACTATAGAACAAGAACCACAAAAACAAAAAATTGATTTGAACCAATTTCCTGGTGGTGATTTTTCTACGGAAGGCATGTCTGAAAACGCACAAAAACAAATCGAAGAATTAAGTAGACAAAAAGACTATGAAGGTTTACCACAAAAAGAATACAACGATCAAGTATCTGAAATTATGAATAATGAAATGAATTAATTATAACAGGGCACCCTACTATGCCCTATATATTTTTATCTAATTTAAAGGAGGGATATATATGAGAGTTATAAGTTGCAGGATTAAAAGGAGTAACATTATTTATGAAGTTGAATCAGATAACGGAAATGTCTTTTATAAATCTCTACCAAAAAAAGTAACTGCAAATGAAGCAAGTAAACGTTTAAGAAAAGTATCGGATAAAGTCGATAAAAAATAATGAAGTTATAGGGCCTTTCTACGCCCTATATATTTTTATCTTTTTTAGGAGGAATGAATATGCCAGTAAGTAAAGATGGTAAAAATTGGAAGTACGACTTTAGAATAAATGGCAAAAGATATAGGAAAGCAGGATTTTCAAAAAAAATAGATGCAACGATTGCTATGAATGAAGCTTTTGAAAAAGCAAATAAAGGTTTCACACTTGATAACAACATCGCTTTTATTGAATATTTTAACAAGTGGATTACAACGCACAAAGAACCTTATTTGACACCTAGAGCATTGCAAACATATCATAACGCTAAAAATATTTTTGAAAAATATCTAGGTAATATACCTATCAAAGAGTTAAATAGAACAAATTACCAAGAGTTAATCAATGATTATGCAAAAAATCATGCTACAGAGTCAGTAAGGAAATTGAATAATTGCTTACGTGCAGCCATTCAAGACGCAGTATATGAAGGAATGTTGTATAAAGACCCGACACATCGAGTAATCGTAAAGGGAGCCATTAAAGAAAAACCAGAAGAATTTAAATTTATGAGTTTGAAAAATTATTATAATCTTAAAGATCATGCGAAAAGTAAAAATAAACTATCTTATTTGTTCATTTATTTAGCAATTGTCACAGGTGCAAGATTTAGCGAAATACAAAAAATGCAATATAAAGATTTCAATGTAAATAATGAAACTGTTCATATACGTGGTACAAAAAATGAAACATCAGATCGTGTAATTAAAATTACAAAAGAAGATATTAAACATGTAAGACAAGTTTTAAACGACTTCCCTATTAATTTAGACGGAGATATATTCAGAACTGGTGCAAACTTAATTACTCACAATGCTGTAAGTAAAGTTTTACAAAGGTTTTGTTTGAATAATCAATTAGGCAATTATACTCTACACTCAATTAGACATACACATTGTTCAATGTTATTGCATGAAGGCATTTCTATTCATTATATTTCTAAAAGATTAGGTCATGCAGATATTGCCACTACACTATCTACATACAGTCATCTATTGGAAGAGAGTCAAAAACAAGAAGAGGAAAAAACGCTGGAAGTCTTGCGCCACATGTAATACAGAGTTGAATGGTCAACGTTTTGGTCAATGGTAGCAGAATAATATTGTTTTGTGGTCATCTTGACCATGAAATGACCAAAATAATAAAAACGTTTAAAACAAAAAAATACCGAAACCCTATTATATCAAGAGTTTCGGTACTTAAGAACAACTTATAAAATCTAATTTACGGAAACGGAGGGATTCGAACCCTCGCGCCGCTCTCGCGACCTACACCCTTAGCAGGGGCGCCTCTTCAGCCAACTTGAGTACGTTTCCAATGGCTCCACAGGTAGGACTCGAACCTACGACCGATCGGTTAACAGCCGATAGCTCTACCACTGAGCTACTGTGGAATAATTAATGCCTTTAATCAAGCACAAATACTATTATATCAACTATCTTTTATTTTTCAAGAGGTATGTAAAAAAAATATGCGGAATATTTACACTAAATTAATATAATATTCCACATATGC